TCAATCAATTTATTAAACACTATATACGATATCTTAGTCCCGAATATTATAAAGAAGAAGATGTCTGGTTTGCCCAAGGACGTCTATGGTTCTCCTGTAGAGATAAGACAGGCGGAGATAAGCCCATGACAATCATGTTAATCGGCCCCATTACAGATGAAATTGTAATGGAAATTAAGGAAGTGATATCTAAGCTATATATAAAAATCTGCCCAGACTGTAAAAAAGAAATGTCAAAAAAGGAATCGCGTAAATGGGCTGTCTGTGGTGTCTGTAGAGAGTTATGACTTTCGTACCTTTCTATTCCTTGTTCGTCGAGACTTTCTTCTACCTCCAACTGCAGCTGGTATATCTGCACATAGTTCTCTTAGTTTAGTATTTAATGCATTATAAGAATCTTTTATTTGTTTGATACCTTCGTCATCTGCTTGGTCGTCAAGTAAAAAAGTATAATTACCTTTAATTGTTTTATACATTGGTAAAAATGCATCTATTGCCTGTATAATACCTAAGGATTCATCTATGAATTGCATTTTTGAAATAGGATCTATATTATTGGCCATCTACTTAGACATCTTTTTTCTCAAGAATTCTGTAAGTTTCTTCAAGGCGTCGCGGATTTCATTATTTGCAGGATCCTTCTTTCTAGAACACTTTGTAAGAAGATCTTCCAGATTCATGTACTTAACTGAGAGAAGCCCTACCAAAACATCTGCTTCCGAAACTTCACGCACCTCTTCACTTTCCTGAAATGCAGGTGCAACTGATTTACTTATAGAAGGATTTGTATTTGCATAGCTAGGGAGTGTAATCGTGTGACCAGGAAGCATATCCGTAGAATGATTTTCCATTGTCTCGTTACTTTTAACGTACAGGTTTAAAACTTCAAATTTATGACGCAGCTTTACTAAGAATCAGAATACACTGTATGGACCGTTAAAGACAAAATAGGTTATAATAAAGGCCAGAATAACATCAACCGTATAATGAGATCGTGTAATAATAATTGTGGCCGCTGCAAAGGAATTTAGAAGTCCAAAGCTAAATGGAGTTATAAATCCCTCTCGCAAAAAATAGAGAGTTCCTAGTAAAGTAAAAGACATGTGTCCGCTGAAAATCTTGTCATAACATTGCCCTCTAACAAGTTGATACCATGATAGCGTGGAAGAAGAACAGCAATTCTTATGTTTTGGAAAAAGAGTTGGAAAAATTGTAATGGATCGGAGTAATAAAAGTAAAAGCATCTTTCCTGAAAATTCATAAAAGACTTTAGTTCCATTCGGTAAAAAATAGAAACATCCTCCAATAAAAAAGACAAGAGCATCCACAACATATTCAAATTCATAGAGATCTGGAGTATTTTGATGGACAATATCATAGATTTCAAAGACTCTATTTTTATAATGATTCGTTCCAAGAATATGCGTAGATATATTCGATGTTAAGAGGATGCCCACGATAAGAGGTACATGCCACATCTATTGTATAGATATGGCATTTACTATGTATAAAACCGCAATTTCACCGCTTTCCTCCTCGTTGAACACTAGAAGGGACACATAGAGGATCTAAGAAGAGACCGTAGATTGGATAGTAAAATCCACTCAATAAGAAAGCAAAGAATGAATAGACCATCGTAATTCCTGTAGAATTTCCTAAGTACATATTGTAGCAATAGGATAGTCTGGCCGCACCAAACCCACTTGCAATAAACAAAATAATCATAATAATAAGATAAGTTATTGCATATGTATATTCTTCAGATGTTAAGAACTTCTCCTTCCCTCCATTTGTTGTTTTTCCAAGAAAGGCTGCATATAAATTCTCAAAATATCCCATCTACTACTAGCTATTAATTTCCAAAGAGTAGAGCCCCTCGTTCATTTTCAAAAATCATAGATGCCCATGAATCAACCCATACATCCAGGCGTGTATTCACTCCATTTAGAACTGGATCAATAGGAATATTGGCTAATGTAATCTGTAAGGTTGGACGATCGGCCGTTGTGAAATTTACAGATCCTTCAATCTGTCTAGGTTCATTAAATTCACGGCCTTTAACATCTCCTAGAGTCCAGTTTATAAATGCAAGATCTTCTCCTGAATCGCGCTCCTCTTTTGCATGCTGAACAATATCTTTCCAGACAAGTGAATCCCATGTCGTCTCACGATCTCTCCCTGCAACGTAGAAACTCATTCCTGTATAAAACTGTCCTCCACTTATATCGGCTGTAAAGTTATAATATTGATTTTTACGGAAAGTCTGCTGAGTTCGGAATCCCATGACAATTCGTGCAACAGGATGCTCTCCATCTAATCGGCGCGTAATTGTTGCAACTCCATTGCGTTGAAGAGGTGCATAATCAATTGGACTCTGGACAAAATTGTTTTCATAGACGCGCTCAAAAGGAAGTGTAACCGATTCTTTTTTAAGACCTTCTTGTGTATCGCGGTCCATATATACATGACGTGTCTCAAGACGGATTGTGGGTTTTGCCATAAGATCTCTATTGACGGTTGAAAAACGAGTGGGACTCGCTTGGCCTACAGATGTTCGTATTTGAAAGTCTGTCCTGCCCCACGGTTTTGGCTTCTCTCGGCCATCCGAAGCTTCAACTAAATCCTCAAGTTTTCTTAAAATACAACGGATTCGGTAAGTCTGATGAGGAGCTAAGAGTCTCGTAAATCCACAGTCTCTTGCAACTTCACTTCCTGGAAGCGGAAGCGAAAGTCTCAGAAGTCCAGGTGTCGCATTTCTTCCAATTTCAAGTGCAGATCCATTATGTTTTCCTGTAAGTTCATTGTCTAGGAAAACTGAATTTAAGGATCCACGACTCCTGGAAATTGCATAAAGTCCATCTCCTGACCATTCTTGAAGTAATAGACGATCTTGGAAGAATTGTATCTTCTCAAAGAGAAAATAGGCAATTCCTTTTACATATCCATACGATACACCAGCTGTGTCTGTAATTACTGATTTTGAATTAATGGCATCATAGGGCTGAGGAATCCATGAGGGTAACTGGATGAGAAATGTTGGATCTACAATACTATCTCCTGCCATCTCAAATTCAAATTCAAGAGGTCTGCCAAATTCTTGTACCTGCGTAGGAGGAAGTATGCGTATTTCACTGATCGTAGGTGGCTGTGGAACATAACGATTATCATATGGATACACTGCACTTGCTTCATCTGCAAAAAAATAGAGATCTTTGTTTCCTCTCGAAAGAAGCTCATAGAGAGCACCTTCCGAAACAACGTTTTTAGAATTCATCTGTCTTCTTAGCAATACCTATTTTTTTTAGGCTAAATAAATTATTAAATACTAGCATAGAATCGAACGTGGTCTAGTTATGCTTTTGCATTCATTGATAATTGGAGTTGTACTGTATTGTATAATGGTATTTGGATTTAATCAACCGAATAATGTGGCTGAAAATAGAAGTATTTTAATATCATCGGTTGTGTTGATATATATGATATTATTTGGTCATGGATTGCCGACAAAATTAAATAATTTAATCTAAATAATATTCACTCATCTACTTCATTTTCACCAGTTCCAATTAATCTGAGAGATGCAGGAACCATCTTCTTTTTCGGTAAAATAAGTTCAGCCTTTCGTTCAAGTGGAAATGGGAAATCAAATAAATAACTCTTATATTCTCCATCCTTTATCCATTCGTCCATGTACTTCTTGACTTCTACGTATCCGGGATTCGTAACTCCAACTCGTATCTGTTTTAACTTACTTAGAATCATAACGGCTTCTTGTACTCTCTCAGCCTTTGTTTTATACAGATGATCAGACTGCTTTGGCATTAAAATTTGAAGGGATTTATTTCGTAAAAGTAAATACGAATAATGGAGTCTCTTAATATTCCTGGTCCTACAGAACTTGCTTCCCATATGAAGGCAGATCTTGCCGAAAAGAAGAATGCCGTTCATCAACTTATCCATACTGTACTTACAAGCGCAAAGTGCGAAAAGAGTATCTTTGAAAATGAGTATCTGCACTGTAGTGTTGATATCATTTCACCTAATAAAATCCTTATCGGATTTCGTCTAAAAGATGGGTATCGGATTCTTCTAACTTCCGTTCTACATACGGAATTTCAGATTCTTAATGAACTCGGTTATACACACTGTATGTATTACGGTGATCATATGAATCTTTGGGTTACACTTACTTAATAATTAATAATTATTGATTCTTAGTACCGTATCGTTCATTTAGTGTATAGCAATTTACAGTGCTGCAATTAAATCTGCCGGCTGCAACTAAATCTTGAATCTCGTAGGATGTATATGTGTAAATTGCAGTGGTCAAAGTGCTCATAGGTGTTGTATTGTTGTAGCCTGTCTGTGTTCTAAGATTTAGTGCCTGATAATTTGACCAGACTGCCTGAGATTGCTTTTTTTTCGTAAGTTCGCTACTGTCCATTTATTGCGCTCTATCATCCACTTTGAAATTCCGTGGTTAAAAGAAATGTGTGGGATTCTCGGATGGTTTGGAAAAAAGTCTTGTCCGGATATTACTAAATGTCTGGATTGTTTATCGGCCCGTGGCCCTGAAGGTGCGCGAGTCTTTCATTTACCTGGAACAGCAGGTCTTTTAGGATTTACTCGTCTCGCAATCAATGGACTCAATGATGCAGGCATGCAGCCATTTTCATTGACGACCTCATCGGGCCACTTAATTAGCTGGATCTGCAATGGAGAAATCTATAATGCAACCTCTCTCGCAAAGGAATATGGGCTTTCATTAAAATCTGGTTCAGACTGTGAAGTCATCGGCCACTTATATCAACTTTTCAAGGAACGAGGCGATGATCTTGCTGGTTTATTTCAGGCTCTAGATGGTGTCTTTGCACTTGTTATTTATGATGAGGCTCTTGGAAAGATTATATGGGCTCGGGATCCTTATGGAGTTCGTCCGCTCTTTTGTGGATGGATTACTGATAAAGAAATTGACTCTAATGTAAGCGATATCAAAGAAATGAATATACAGAATATTATATATAATTACCAGCCCACTGCATTCTGCATCAGCAGCGAACGAAAGGCTTTTAAAAATGAAAGACTATTTTCTTTTCAACCTGGCTCTTATGGACATTTATCTGTACCTTCCCTTGAACAGTATGGTGAATTCCAGTATCATACCGTTCCTTGGCTAAAAAATCCTATGTATTCTCCATTAAATGGAGATGCAGGCCTTGTTGCTGCTCAAGATGCAGTTCGCTTTGCTCTTGAAGCCGCTGTAAAGAAGCGAATGATGATGGAACGTCCTGTTGCAGCTCTTCTAAGTGGAGGTATTGACAGCAGTTTAATTGCTGCACTCGTTCAGAGGAATTTGAAAGAGGCTGGAAAAGGTCCTTTGAAGACATTTAGTATCGGAATGAAAGGAAGTACTGATTTATTCTATGCTCGTAAAGTTGCCGATTGGATCGGATCCGATCATACAGAATTTATTTTAACGGCCGCTGATTTTTTTGAGGCAATTCCTGATGTCATTCG